GGTACTCCCGGCGGTGCGGGTAAATTGTCACTTGTTTCTAGTGTTCTATTTCCTACTAACTCTTGGGTACATGTATCTGTAGTTAGAGATGGTAATAATTTTACTTTATATCAAAACGGTAATTCTGTAGCTACCACAACAGATAACCGATCGGTTTATGTATCCCCATCTCCGTTATTATGGATTGCTAGAAATCATAGCGCTGGCAGCGGCGATACTGCGGGATTTTTCTCTAATGTACGAATAGTTAAAGGAACTGCTGTTTACACGACTAACTTTACACCACCAACTGAGCGACTAACAGCTATAACAAATACTTCGCTACTTACTTGCCACCTACCATATATATCTGATGGCTCAACTAACAATCACTCTATCACAGTAAACGGCGATGTTTCAACAAAGCCTCTTGCACCCTACGACAATTTAGAATACTCTGCAGCCGATCACGGCGGGTCTGTGTATTTTGATGGTACTGGAGATGCTTTAAGAATAGCAGATAACAGTAACATTCAACTTGGCACCTCAGCTTTCACAATAGAGGGCTGGTTCTATTGCAATGATACTAATCCCACTCAGGGAATTATAGCAAAAAGAGACGCAAGTGGTGAGTATTGGAGATGGATAATTACTGGCGGCAATTTAAATTTTAGATTTCAGTCTGTTGGAGGTGGTAGTTTTGCTTGCAACACTGTATCAGTGCCAACAAAAACGTGGTGTCATTTTGCAGTTACAAGAGATAGTAATAATGATGTTCGACAGTTTGTAAACGGAATATCAACACAAAATGCAATAAATTCTACAGGTAATTTCGATATATCAGGCTCGTCTTTAAGGGTCGGTGAATATGAATTAAACACTGGACATTTTAGTGGTTTTGTATCAGACATTAAAATTATTAAAAATTCTGCATTATACACAACAGATTTTACTCCTCCAAACGCTCCTCTATCCTCATCTGGCGCAGAACTACACATCAAAGGAACAGACGCCTCTATTATAGATAAGTCTCAAGGCGCTAACATAAAGCTGGTTGGTAATACTACTGGATCAACTACTCAGGTTAAGTTTGCTGATACTAAATCAATATATTTTGATGGCACTGGAGATGAGATTCAAACACCTACGAGTGAATTATTTAGGTATGGTACAGGCGATTTTACTTGGGAATTTTGGACGAATCCTAGTTCACAAGGCACCTATGATTACATTATAACTCAAGGGTCATCACCCGCTGGAACAAGCGGATTAGGATTGTATCTTCAGGGTGGAGTATTTAAAGTTTACCACAGTGGGGCAGCTATAATTATAGGTACTACTAGTATTTCAAATAATACTTGGTATCATGTTGCCTTGGCTAGAGAAGGAACTACCATGAGATTGTTTCTTGATGGCACACTAGAGGGCAGTGCGACCAATTCAGCAGACATACAACCTGGCACTTCATATGGTGTTGTTATTGGTCGGTGGACTGAAATTGGTGATAGTCAATACTATGATGGTTATCTACAAGACCTAAGAGTTACCAAAGGTCTAGCAAGATACACCGCAAACTTTACACCACCCACAGCTTCATTAGAAGGTTAACTTTTTAAATTATAAATAGTCATATAAAATAAGAGGTATGACTAATGGCCACAGTAACATCTAGAACCGACTTCAAAGCTTATTGTCTCAGAAAGTTGGGTTCTCCTGTAATTCAAATTAATGTAGCAGACGAGCAAGTTGAAGATAGAATTGATGATGCGCTAGAGTATTATCAAGACTATCATTATGATGCGGTTGAGGATACATATTTGGCTCATGAAATAACTCAAACAGATATGGATAACAAATATATAACTATCAGTAATAATATTATTGGTATCAAACAAGTTATTCCACTTTTTCACGCAGATAATACTTCTGGTAATATGTTCGACATTAGATATCAATTATTTTTAAATGATGTGTATGACTTACAAAGTGCGGAAATGCTCACATATCAATTGACACAAGACCATTTACAGATGGTAAATGAAATAATTACTGGCAGAGTACCGATTAGGTATAATAGGCATGTCAATAAACTTCACTTAGATATCGATTGGGGTGAGGCGTTGAGTGTCGGAGAAAATATTATAATAGAAGTCACTAGAGTCATAAATCCAGACACATATACCGATGTGTGGAATGATAGATGGTTAAAGAGATATGCAACGGCCCTAGTTAAAAAACAGTGGGGTGAAAATTTAACAAAATACGAGGGCGTAGAATTGCCTGGCGGTATCACATTTAATGGTGGTAGAATTTTAGATGAGGCAAATGCAGAAATCGAAAAATTAGAAGAAGAAATGTCATTGTCATATGAACTTCCAGTAGATATCATGATTGGATAATCGATGGCTACTAATCCATACATAAATACTATAAATTTTGCCCCAGAACAAGATTTGATTGGAAATCTTGTAATAGAATCTATCCAGATGCATGGTCAGGATTTTATATACGTTCCTAGAGAAATTATAAGTGAAGACACAATATTTAACGAAGACAATCTTAGTTCATTCACAGAAACACATACTATAGAGATGCATATCGAAAGTGTGAATGGGTTTGAAGGTGAAGGAGATATGCTTTCTAAATTTGGCTTAGAAGTCAGAGATCAAGTTGTCACGATGGTATCTATATCAAGATTTCTCACAGTAACTGGAAAAGAACGCCCCTTGGTCGGTGATTTGCTTTATTTTCCAATCACTGATAAAGTATTCGAAATAAAATTTGTCGAAGATGAAGTACCATTCTTCCAGCTAGGAAAGATGCATGTATATCAAATCACCTCTGAATTATTCTCATGGTCGCATGAAACAGTTAATACTGGAATAACAGAACTTGATAATAACTTTACCACATCATCTCCAGCAGTTGAAGATCCAACAGTAGATAATGCCCCAGATCCAGATAGTGGCCTAGTTCCATTGTCTCCAACAACAGTTGACGGTGTAATAGATTTCACTAAAACAAATCCATTCAGTGAGGATTATTGATGTTAGGAAATGCATATTTTTACAGAAACACAATCAGAAATTATGTAATTGCATTTGGTTCTATGTTTAATGACATAGATATCAAAAAGACAGATGCAAACGATAATGTTTTGTCTGTAATCAGAGTGCCAGTTGCTTATGGCCCTACAGAAAAATATCTATCAAGAATTAACAAAGTTACAAAGGCAGGCGAGCCTGCTATTGTTTTACCTAGAATGAGTTTTGAAATTTCTGGGTTTAATTATGCTGCAGATCGAAAGCTTCCCAAAACTCAGAAAATGCATAAACAAAATACAACAGACACGGATAAAAGGAATGTAGTATACAATCCTGTGCCATATGATATTGGATTTAGTCTATCTATTATGACTAAAAACGCAGACGATTCGATGCAGATTATAGAACAAATTTTACCATATTTCACACCAACCTTTATGATACCAATCAAAGAGGCAAATGAATTAGGAGTGGTTAGAGATACCGCATTATCATTGGAGTCGGTTGACTATTCAGATGATTATGAGGGAGACTATACCTCTAGAAGAGCATTAATTTGGACTTTACAATTTAATATGGCCGGACATTTATATGGACTGCCACGAGAACAGAAGTTAATCAGAACTGCTGTAACCAATGTCAAAGACTTAGAAGTTGAAACACGGCAATTCACAAAAAATACAATTACTACAAATCCTTCTGATGCATTAGCAACAGACAATTTTAGTTTCATCAACACTTTTGATGAAAATTTTGGAGATGAATAATGAAAGAGCGTTTAAATGATAAATTGAGTGATTTTTTGAAAATAGAAAATAAAATAGAAGAAACCTCTAAAGAAATTATACAAAAACAAAAAACTAATATAGAAGAAGTAAAGCATTCGGAAATTAGAGAACAAGATTTAGTAGATGATTATACTGAACATAGAGAAACTTTGAAAGAGTTAGTAAACCAAGGACAAGAAGCACTTCAAAATCTTTTGTTATTGGCCAAGGAAAGTGAACATCCTAGAGCTTATGAAGTTACAGGACAACTATTAAAAACTACAGCAGATTTAACTAAGGATTTAATAGAACTACAAGTGACTATGAACAAGATTGAAAACTCTAAAGATGGTGGAAAGCCCCAGAAGGTTGTGAATAATGCCATCTTAGTTGGTAGTACCAATGATTTACTAGAACAACTCAAAGGAAAGAATAGAGAAAAATCTGATGAGTGACATTTATCTGAATAACCCAAATCTAAAAGCTGCAGGGGTACAGATAGACTGGACTGAGGAGCAGGCACAAGAATATGTAAAGTGTATGGAAGACCCTGTATACTTTGTTAAAAAATATGTTAAGATCGTTAATGTTGATTTAGGACTTGTAAATTTTGAATTATATCCATTTCAAGAAAAGATGATCGAGTCTTTTACCGACAATCGATTTACCATCTGTAAAATTGGTAGACAGTCTGGTAAATCTATTACATGTATTGCATTCTTTTTACATTATATCCTGTTTAACAAAGATGTATCTGTTGCATTGCTTGCAAACAAACTCGCAACTGCTAGAGAACTACTGAGTAGATTGCAGATGGCATATGAGCACCTACCTAAGTGGCTACAGCAGGGCGTTGTCACATGGAACAAAGGTAATATTGAATTAGAGAATGGCGCTAAGGTTATGGCGGCCGCAACTTCTTCTAGTGCAATTCGTGGTGGTTCATTTAATATTTTGTTCTTAGACGAATTCGCATTTGTTCCTAATGAAATGGCAGAAGAATTCTTTAACTCAGTATATCCTACAATTTCATCTGGACAATCTACAAAAGTTATTATTGTTTCTACTCCACAGGGTATGAACCACTTTTATAAGCTATGGGTCGACGCAGAAGAAGGTAGAAATACATACAATCCTATTTCAGTACACTGGAGCGAAGTTCCTGGCCGTGACGAAAAATGGAAACAGACAACAATCAAGAATACTAGCGCTGAACAATTTCGACAAGAATTTGATACAGAATTTTTGGGAAGTACAAACACTCTAATTAATGTAACTAAACTCAAAAATATGCCATATAAAAATCCAAGAAAAGTTGCAGAGGACGGGAATTTAAAAATTTATGGATTTCCCAAGAAAGATGGTGTATATTTCGTGACAGTAGATGTTGCAAGAGGTAGAGGTGGAGACTATTCTGCTTTTTCCATTTTTGATGCCACGCAAGTTCCATATACACAAGTTGTTACATATAGATCAAATAACATTCCCCCAATGGTATATCCTACAATTATAAGAAGAATGGCGCAAACCTATAACGAAGCATTCGTTCTAGTAGAAATCAATGATGTTGGCCAACAGATTAGTGATATCTTATATCATGAAATGGAATATGAAAATATCATAAGTATCAGCAGTGACACTAGAAAAGGACAAAGTATTTCTTCAGGATTTTCAGGAAAATCCACAACAATGGGAATTAGGACAACAAAATCAACCAAAAAAATTGGTTGTATGAATATGAAAAGTCTTATCGAAGAAGACAAATTAATTATTAAAGATTTTGAAACTATAAATGAATTAACATCTTTTATTTCTAAAG